TTATAAATCTGTTGTTTATAAATCTTTGAGTGGTTAATACTCTGTTTTATAAACGTATACATACCTTCAATCATATTTTCATCGAAATTATGTATTTGTTTCATCAATTTATCTCGTAAACGTCCACGTTGTGACCACGGAGGTGTGGAGTCTTTTAAATAAGGAATATTCAAGTAATGAGAACATCCCACAATTGCTGATTTAGGTATATTTAAAAATGGTCTAACTAATGTTATATTATTATCTATATATTCGACGTCGTTCATACCTAATATATTATTAAAATGTATTTTTTGTGACATATTTCTAAATGCGTTTTCTATTGTATCATCCATATTATGACCAAGTAAAATAGGATTTTTATTACCATTACCAAGTGTAGAATATGATTGAAAACGTATATTGTGTGTAATATTTTCATAAATTTCTCGCCATTTCTTGTTACGATTTCTTTTTATTTCATAAATATGACGAATATATAAATTACAATTTAAAATGTTAGAACACCAATATTTTAAAAATTCAATTTCTTTATTACAAATATCATTCTTATTATTTCCATAAGATATATGAACACATTCAATACTCCATAAACATTTTTTAGAAAGTATAGAACAAAGATAACTTAATACCATACTATCAACACCACCACTTAAACTAATTACAATTGTATTTTTATAATCTTCATAAATCATATTATTCATTAAACACCAATCTTTTATAGTATTTTCAATATGGTCTAACATATCTTGAATTGTTATCTTTTCTTTATTAAAAGGTATATACAAATGATTTAATGATTTACGATTATCATTTATATTTTTACTCATTTTAAAAGATGTTTCGTTCGTATAAGTTGTATTTAATGAAGGCGATGTATGGTCGAGTATTTCCTCTAATGATTTTGTAATATAATACTTTTCATTTTTACAACAAACTTCCATACATAATGGATTAAATTTAATTAATTTTTGTAGTGATACATTTAAAAACTTATAATATACAGGAGGAACTGGTTTCTTCTTTAATAAATAATTATGAATTAATTGTTTGATAATTGATACACACCTGTAATCATTATAATGTCTTAATACAAGTAAAACAAATACATCATATACAGGTTCAAACATCCATTTATATTCTGGTAAAAATAATTTAACTAATTCATAACACATTTTATTAGGGTTTTCGTGTGGTGGATGACGTAAGTATTGGTCCATAAATATAACTTTATTTATAAATAACTTATTAAGAATGATACTTTGAATATCATTATCGTAAAATTCTAATTCACGTTTAGTTATCATTTTAATAAACATATTCATATTTATATGCTTTATCTCACAAGGTTCAAGATTTTTATGTGAAAACCATATAGATGGATTGTTTAACCACCATTCTTGTAATGGTATACCTTGATAATAATATTGTATAACCTTCATTATTCTTTTATGTTATATCATATTGTATATTTACATAATATGATATCAATTTTTAATTTATGAAAACTATAATCACAACAGAGACTAAAACGTAAAAACTATTTATAAAGTCAGAATTTAAATTTCAAAAAGTATAAAATATGATAAATCATAGATTTAAAAGATATAAAAACTGATTTACTTTAACCAAAATTTCATCTACGGTGTTGTTTACACTTGACGCATTTTTTAATTCAGAAAATTGTATAAGAGCATGTTTATAATTTGTTAAATACTTACGTATTGCTTTTTTAGTAACAGCGGTGTTAATAGTAATTGTTTGTGTTCCACGCATAGATAAATGTCTTTTTTCCATTCCTAACACATTTTCTACTAAATCATCAATATGTGTTTGTAATTCGTCATATAAATCATCACTTATCTTATGTTCTTTATACGTTTTTGAACGCCAATGATAAACTTTTAATGTGTTTAATACACCTAACGACAATAATACAACTTCTTCTAATTTCATTTATAATATTTCATTATAAAATAATTTTTAAGCGTTTCCACCTCGTTTCATTACTAAATCCAGAGGTGTTACGTTTCCAATATATTGATTATGACTATCAAATGAAGGAATACTTCCTGAATCATGACCTGCGTCATATAATAAAGTCCATTGAGGCAATGAAACAACTTGGTCTGAAAAGGATACATTTGGATTATCAATATAATCACCATCACTTGTTTTTTGGAGACTTAATACTGGACATCGTATACCACGTGAGCGTAACCAACGCATAAATTCAGTATATTCATTTAATGTATTAAAACGTAAAGGATTTACACTTGGAACAGTATGTTTTCTTGTATTGAATAATAAGTAATAACCATCTTTATGAATTAATAAGTTAGGACACGATTTAGGAATATTCTTATTTATTGTAATATCTGTCTCATTCATAAGTGTTTTAATAAAATCATTTAATGATGTATCAAACGTTTCATATAAACTACGATGATATTGTTCGTCATTAATTTTATATGGTGTCGTATCTATTAAATATAAAAAAAGTATGATAAAAGAAATTATAACAAATAAAAGTAAAGGAGTTATTATTTTCATTACTATTTATATTTAATATACATATTTTTGTTTAATGATTTTAGGTATAAGAGGTTTATTTAAATCTTTTAACATTTTATAACATTTATTAATAGTAACCTCACTTACATGACTAATATCTTTTATAACAGATTTTTTAATATCTTGATTACATTCACAAGATACATAGTAAATAATACCAACCGCGATTGAATGTGGAGATTTTTGATGAAACTGTTGGTATTGTTTAATCTTCATAGAAATGAATAAACACAACTTCATTAAGTCTGACGGAAAATTTAATTTCGTACAATATCTTTCTAAAAATGTAGACGGTGTTGCTTGTGTTAACTGTGTTTTATCATCATAATCCATATTTTTCTCTAATTTATTAAGAATTAATAAAGCGTTTTTACAACCCTTTGTAGCACTTGATGTATCTAAATTAAATATATCAGCAATTTCTTTTGCTGTTCTTGGATACCCATTGATACGACAAGATATATAAATGGACGCGGCCAGAACACCTTCACGGTTTAAAGAACGAAANGATTGTTCTTCACTAATNTTTTTATGATATATCATAGCGTCATTAATAATTAATTTAGGAATACCAGATAAATTTGCCATAATTGTGATATGTTGAAAATCTTCATAGTTAATTTTTTCTTTATAAGGTATGGCGTGCCATTCTGTATAACGACGTATTTTTCTCATTTGGTATGTTGATTTAGAATTACAAAATATACGACACCCATATGATGATTGTTCAAGAAGAGGGTTAATCGGACAACCACTACGTGAAGGGTCTTGTGTATCATCACCTTTATAAAATCTCCATTCAGCGGTTTGGTCAAGTGGATTTCTTATCATCATACCACAAGATGTATTAGAACATATATGTGACCCGTGTTCATCTATATGAATAGGAGACTTACATAATGAACATTCATCATTTGAAAATGTTTTAGTAGATGAATATAATTCTTCAATAGGTGTTGTAGGAATAGTATTCATATTTAGTCTATTCCATAACGACTTTTTTTCATTTGATGTTAAATTCTTTGTTCTTTTTTGTGTTTTATTCATTATTATTTAAAAATAAATGTTAAATAATGATTTTATTTTCAATTTTTTTTGTTTAATTTAATATAATGGGAACAACGATATCATCAGAGATAAATGGTAGTAACACTTCAAACAATAAATCAATTATAGATATGGTATACTATATTCAAAATGAGTTTTTATCTAAACAAAAACTAAAAACTCTTAAAGAATTACAAAATAAAGACGTATGTGAAAAATCTATTATGGTTACGGAAGAAGGTATCAGGAAATTATTAACAAATATAAAAAATAAAGATTTATATGAATTAGAGCGTGAATGGGTCCATCCTGTTATCACTGAAGATGAAAGAAAAGAATTGTTAAATGATTTGGATATAAATGAAGAAAGAAAAGAACGTATTTGTAAGCAATTATCAAAGTATAATATACAATTATATCATTTATTAAGTCATATTATTGAAGCATTACAACCTGTTTATGAATATACAGACGAAGATGGTAAAATACAACGTATTCATTATCTTAATTTAGACGAAAATTATAATTACAAAAACTTGAAAATCCATAATATGAATTTTTGTAGTCATCGGTTATATCCAATTCATTGGAATACTAATATAGATGATGAAGATAATGTTGAATTAATACCAAATTTTTGTTCTGTATCAGTTAANNATGATAAAATAAATACTGATGTTCAGTATAGAACGGAACATAATGTTCCCGATTTTGTTAAAGATGTAATGACACAAGTTGGTGGAGAGAACGTAGTTATACAAAAATCATATACAATACCAAATGAGTTAAAGTTCAATCCAACAGGATTATTGACAAGAAATAACGTAGAGGAACAAGATAATAATGAAGAAGAACAAGATAATAAAACTGTCTTTGAAAAGACATTTAGTCCTATAAAAAATACACTTACACAAGAATTTGATATTTCTATGAATACTATATTTAATTTCATTACTAGGGATAATGGTGATGTTTCGGGTTCTGTTGGTGATGTTTCGGGTTCTAAAGAAGATGTTTCAGGGTCTAAAGAAGATGTTTCAGGTTCTAAAGAAGATGTTTCAGGGTCTGATAAAGTTTTAATAGAGAACAATGATAACAAAACACCTGTTGATATTTCTTATCAATATCAATTATCAAAAGACCTTGAGATTGATAATTTATTTGATGATATAGAAACAAATAAAAATGATGAAATGAACGAAAATGCTATGAGAGAATTACAACCGGGTATATATAATATACAAAATGATGTTAATAAAGAAGAATATGATGACGAAAATGATATTCCAATACCCGTTGATAATAATATAACTGAATACAAACAACCGTCTCTCAAAGAAGAAGAACCACTAATGACACAGAGAGAAGTAGATGATTATGAAGAATACAAACAACCGTCTCTCAAAGAAGAAGAACCATTTATGTCACAGAGAGAAGAAGATGATGATGAAGAATACAAACAACCGTCTCTCGATGAGGAAGAACCACTAATGTCACAGAGAGAAGATGATGAAGAAGAAGATGAATACAAAGAACCGTCTCTCAAAGAAGAAGAAGAACAACCATTAATGTCACAGAGAGAAGATGATGATGAAGAATATAAAAAAGATGTAAACCATTTTCCTTCTTTAGAAAGTTTATATTATGATATTTATGACCCAAAAACAAATGAATTTACAAAAATGTCTGATAATACACATAAAA